TCTTTCCCGGTTGCGACGGAAAGAGCTTGCGCGGCGTTCATCATTTTGGTGATTTGGTTTTCTGTGCGGCCCGACGCGAGAAGCATGGTTTCCATACCCATGATCGCCTCGCCGTCAACGCCGAAAGATTTGGAGAATGAATCGTTGAAACGCTCAAGCGCGTTCCGTGATACGTCCGTGCGGTCTGCAAGGGCGGTTGAGAATGTGATCGCGGCGCGCTCGGCCTCGGCGAACGCCTGGTAGCATGTCGCCCCGAAGTCGGCGACTTGCTTCCCGATGACAAGAAGTCCGGCGGCGGTTAATGAAGTCGCGAAGGTTTTCCCGAGCTTCTTCGCCGCTCCGTCAAGGTCGAGAACGTTATTGATGGCCGACTTAATACCGGGGCCGGTTTTGTCCTCGGCGGTGATTATGGTTTTCGCTTCTCTCGCCATCGCTCACGCTCCCGGTATTTTGTTCACTTCGGACAGGTGCTGATAGTATGCGCCCTGCACGATCCGTAAAATCTTAATCGTCGTTCCCGGCTGTTCCATGTAGGCGCCCGGAAATGGAAAATGCTGAAAGAACCCGTGCCGGTTGTTTATTAAGGGAAGAAAGAGATCGACCCAAGGCGCCCAGGTTTCGCCGTGGCAGTCGTCCCATATTTCAGGGTCGGCTATCTCACCGCGAAACATACCGAGCGCGATTGTAGTCATTTCTCGGCGCTCCTCTTCCCGTGGGTAAAAAGTACTTCGGTGATGTAGGCGTTCATTACGTAGAAAAACAATTCTGCGCGGGCCGCGATTATATCGGCAACTTCTTTCGCGTTGTACTTTGTTTGCGAGTTTCGATAAAAGTCGTGATCAACGATCACGCTCGGCAAAACTTCGGAAAAGTATTTTGCACTCGCGCTTGCGTCGTCTTTCATAGTCTGAAACTTAGTTGTCCTCTGAACGTCAAGTTCGCGGAACTCAATCGACATATCTGGTTCCGCCCCGTCGAAGAACTCCGAGACGTTAACTTTTTTGGTTACCAGATATCCTTCCGGTAAAATCATGCAGCCCCCTTTTGATGTTTAGTACGCGGTCGCGGTGCCGTCGTAGATGACGGCGGTGATCGGCTCGGTCGCTCCGACCGCGGTTGCCTCGCCCTTGATCGACATGGTGATTATCCCGCTTCCGCCGACGTTGACCTTTGACTCAAGGATCGCCACGTTTGCAAGAGTCAGATCCATGCGGTACTTTGACGCTCCGGTGATAATAGACGGAGACTCAAGATGAAGAACGGCGGTCGAGAGAACGGCCTCGGTAAGGTAGTTTGTGTTTCTGATCGACTCGCTGTTCGTGTCGTAAGGCATTTCAATATTCAGCGCAATCTTTCGCTTGCCGTGAACCGGCTCGCTGCTGTACGTCCCGCTGGTGTTCGTCTGGACGCCTTCGTCGAGTCCGTTCGTGTAATCGAGATCGACGGAAGTGATGTCAACCGCGGTTCCGCCGAGGGAGAGGGTGCCCCCGATAAACTTATACGCCTTCAAGCTCGGCACGGCTGAAGTTGCGATGGTTCCGGCCGCCTCGTCCTTTCCCTTGATGGAGACGGTTACGCGAACGTAGTCGCCGGCTTTTGCCGAAATTTTCAGGTTTTCTACTTTGCAACCGGAAAACTTTTTTATGGCTTGTTTGCGGTCAACGAATATCGTGTACGACGGATTGACGCCGGACGGGGTTTGCGCGACGATCGAATGTTGCGCCTGACCCGTTACCCCGCCAAAGTTAGGCGTAACGGTATCGGTCCCTCCGAGCGCTGCCTTGAGAAGGAAACCGGCGTTTTCAGGTTTGAGAATGGCGGCGAAGTCCCCGGCGATTTTTATTCCCATGAGGTCGTACGCGGCGGCGGCTTTTGAGGCGAGAAGGTTTTCTTCCTCAACTTTTGAAATCGTTGGCGCCAGACTTTCCGATGTGAAGTTAATTAACATCGTGTCGGCAACAGGAGTTCCCCAGGTCGATTCTTTCCCGATTGCGAGCTTTGAACCGACGCCCATATTATAAGCCATTTTCGTCTCCTTCTACTTTCGCCGGTTCCTTGACCGTCTCGACGACGCAGGCGAAGCCGATTCCGGTCAGCATGTTTCCTTCGTTGATCGTGACGTCGTATTCTTTTCCGTTCTCGTATTCTTTGTAGTTTCCGAGCATCCGGACTCGGGCGGTTTTTAATGCGGCCATTTAATCCTCCTCGTATCGAAATTCCAGGGTAACCTTGGTTGCCTTTATGTCTTCTTTACCTTCGACGCCGTCGAAATCGTCCCGAGCGACCATCGCGAAAAAGTAAGGATTTCCCGCTCGTAGACAGTTGACTATTGCCTTGGCGTAGTTCGCCGCCTGCTCCCGCAGGACCGCCTCGGTATTGCCCGAACAGAACACGGTGCATTCAACCTTCATGGTTGCGATCGAATAGCTCGGGGCGATTTCCTCGAACTCTTCCGGAAGCGCTTCCAGGTACACGCACACGTCGCCGTAGGGCGCCTCATAGTTTCGGGTATAGACCTGCTTGGCCGTGAGCGCCACCAACGGGACGCCGACCGTGGAAAGCGCAGAGACGTAGGACGAATTGCGGGTCACGATATCCAGGGCGATGTCGTCGATTTTCACGGCTTCCCCCATATGGCGGTTCCGAACTTCTTGATTGCTCGGTTAAGTCCCTTATCCACGGCGGCGGCGTACTCGGGCGAATCCTCGAAGCCGGCGATGGATTTGGTGAACCAGTGGCGGGCGGGTATCGTTACCGTTTTTGCCACGGCGCCGACGCGGCCCTGAGCTCCGCCGATATACAGCACCTTCCCATTCTTCGGGGTGATCGTCGCGCCGCGTTCCAGGGGCTCGGCGATATGCCGGGGCGCGGCGACTACGTAATGTTTTTCACTTCTACGGATCCCGTAGACATGACGGCGCAGCCAGCCCGTTCGCTGGGTAAGGTACGCTCCCATGTTCTTCTGGACCATTTTTTTCCCGGCCGTCGCCAGGGAGGCAAGGATCGGCTTTATCGCCGCGGATAGGTCTTTCCCTAGCCGGATAAGCGCCCACTGGGAGGCCTCTATGGGCATTTCGATCTTCATTTCGATCATGGCCGCATCCTCGAAAGACGGACCACGCGATATCTGGTCAGCTTGTGCAGGTACTTGTCGAATCGGGTGTAGTTCGTGAAGGTCCTGGTATTCCCGCCGTCGAAACTGGTACCCGTGACACCGATGTTTTCCCCCGCCTCCATGGCGAATAGGGCCGCGATTTCCAGGATCGTCACTTTGATGATCCCGGGGAGCGTATCCCAGCCGCCGGTATAGGCGACGACGATCAAGGATCCAGTGGGGAAAATGTCCCCGTCGATGTTAGTGATGACCTCATCCTCAACGACGAAGTCGGCTATGTTCTTGGCGACGCTGTCCACGGTCACCGAGGTGAGCGTGACGGGCCGCGCCTTAAGCTGCAGATAGGAAACACCGTCTCCGTAGAAGGTTTGGGTGTAGTCGTCCTCCGCGGGAGAAAAGCCGAGAAAATCAGAGACGACGGATTCTGCGGCGTCCACGTAGCTGGCGTATAAAGCCTCTCCCGTGACGTCTTCGTCTCGTTTATTCGCGTACTTTTTGAACTCCGCAACGGTGACGACGGACATTAGGCCTCCTCTGCAACGCCTTCAATCAGGAATGATTCTCCCAGCTCCCGGGGTACGGTCTGGGTCGATCCCTGGGCAAAATACCCGTAGGATCCGGAAACGGTTTTTTTCATCTTGACGGTTATCGCCGGGCTTTCGTCCTTTGGCTCCGTGGTGTCCTTTGCCTTTGCCATGGTCGCTCCTGCTCCGTTTGATTAGAAAAAAGGCCGCCGGCGCGGAGGTGAAACACCGGCGGCCAAGGGACTAGGACTCTACGACCACGTATCCGAGCTCGGCGACCGACGCGGTTACCGCGACTGCCGCTCCGTTCCGAACGTTGAAGGATGGGGTGCATTCGGTGTCGGGAAGGGTTCCCGCGAACTGTGCGACCTGCACATCGTTGATGTACGCCCGGACGGTGGACCCATCCCAAATAATCGCGTAATCGATATCGTCGGTACCCATGGTCCCCACAGAAACAGAAGCCGTTTCCGCTCCGTCTTTGTAGGACTTCAGAAGGATATCGGTTGCGCCGTCGACCTTGAAAAAGAAAACGCCTTCCACGTTCGTCGCAAGAACGCCGTGGGCGACGGACGTTTTCAAAAGGTCGGTTTTGAGAATACAGAGGCCGAACAGAAAGTCGGATTGATCGGCCACGGAAAGTTTGATCTTTGCGCGAAGGACCGCGTACTGGGTGGAGACGAATTTCATCAGCGCACCGCGTAGCTGCAGGTTCGATCCGTTGTATTCGGTCGCTCCCGTGGTGATCAAAAGCGGGTATTTAGTAGCGGCGCCCACCGTGGCCGGGCTGGTCCCTACCTGGGTGTTGATGAAATTGGTGGGGCTGTTGGTCGTATCATCGGAAGGAAGGCCGGGACCGAGAGCAAATACGCGCACTCCGTCTCCTGCTCCGCCGAAAGTTTTCCACGGCTTTGCCTGATCCTCGAATACAAGCCCGTTTCCCCGAGCAACTTGAATTACTCCCATGCAATGCTCCTTTGGGTTTCCCCAGCAGGGCGGGGATTGCTCCCCGCCGTATTACTAGCCGGTTTTCAACCTGCGGAAGGACGACCCGATGAGGGGTTTGCCCTGCATGTACATGAAGCTCTGGAAAGTGATGTTGTCGCTTCCCACCGTCTTTATCTGATCGACGGTGATTTCCTGGGCTATCGCCAGCGCGAAGTGATCCCAGTATCCGGCAACGGCCACATAGGACCCCTGGGAAAGCGTGGTCAGCGCGTGGCTGGACAGGATGACCGGGACCCCGAGGATCGAGCGGTTATTCAAAAATTCCTGCTTCAGCGGCTGATCTCCGACGGCGGTGGATCCCAAGGCGGTGGACGCCGCGATGACCGAAGGGTTCACTACCAGGGCGAGGCTGTTCTGGTTTCCGTTGAGGGAAAGCAGGGTCATCAGGATGCCGGCGTAGTCTGCCCAGGTAGGAGCTGCGGCAGATCCGGATGCGGTCACGTCCTGGCCGGTGGTTACACCGACGGAAGACGCAATGAAGGCCCCGAGCATGTCGGATCCGGACCCGGCGCCGACAAGGATTCCCTTATCGATCGCGGCCCCGAAGGCTTCCTGGAATATTCCGGAAAGGTACGCCTCGATGTCCGTGCTCAGAAGCGCTCCCATGCTTACGGCGATGGTGGAATACCACGCCTTGAGAGTCATCGCGTCGCCAGCCAGGGCGGCGGTGCTGTCGGAGCTGGTTCCGGTCGCGCCGGGGACGGTCCCCACGGGTATGGCCATGTGGGGGCTGAACACGGGGACGACGGTTTGGGCGTTCTTCCCGGGGAACACGGACACCTTGCCGCGCAGCTTGCCGCCGTCGACCAGGGCCTTGACGATCCCGGAAGCGGTGTTTACTCCGGCGCCGCCGCTGGCGAGAGCGCGGACTTCCGCATGTCCCAGTACGAGGCTGCCGCTGCGTCCGGTTTCGAGGATGGAGCGAAGCTGCTGCCCCGCACCTTCCCATCCGGCCCGCTGTTCAGCCTTGGGCTTGGGCATCTTCTGTTCGGCTTCCTTTACGGCGCGGAGCTCGGCTTCGGCTTTGTCCATCGCACGGATCTGGTCTCCGGCGTTCCGTATCTTTTCGATGGCGCCCTTGTACTCGTCCACCTTTTCAGGGTCGCCCATTATTTGCTGAGCGCGGACGACGAGGGACTCCATGTCTTTCTGCATTTCTTCTCTGGTCACTGTGGTTCTCCTTGTAGTTGGATTCCGTATTGCGCGCAGACGAGGCTTAGCTCTGCACCTTGGCGGGCGGCGAGTGCTTCCCGTGCTTCGGGTTGCGGGTCGTCGGTGCTTTCGGGCGGAGGCGGCGTGTCTTGGGGCGCTTTCATGTGGATGGTTCTGAATTCTGGCGCGCCTTCATCGTAGAGGGAACGGCGCGCGGCTTCGCTCTGGGCTCCGGGATATGCGGGAAACGCTACGCCCGGCGATACTTCAAGCAGGTTAATTTCCTTGAGCGTGCGGACGGCTGGTTCCTGGGTGTTGTCCCATTCTTCCCGCTCGGCGTAGAAGCCGAATGAAACGCCGGTCACGTCTCCACGCTCGACGGCTTCGAAATAGTCCTTTGATACCTCATTCTCTCGGAGCTCCACGGAGAAGTGCAGCCCATCGGTCTTGTCTTCGAATGCCAGGGTGCCGGCCCTATTGGATCCGAGCACCTTGGATGAGTCATGAGCCCAGAAGGCAAATATGTCTTTACCTACGCCCAGCGTGCGCTTGAACGCCCCGGGGGCTATCTGCTCGACAAAGCCCCACATTTCCTCAGACCGGGAGTTGTATGGGATCATCCCGTCGATATACATTTTCCCCGCTTCCTTGCGGGTCTCAACTTTGCTGTAAGCGTCGAGGACGCGCTGTTTCTTTTCCATGGTTGCTCCTACAGGGCTTGATCGCCCGCGGCGGATGCAGGGTCTTTTCCCTGCGTGGTGGATTTCCCGGCGATAAGCTCTTCCGCCTTGAGCTTGGCTCCGGCCATGTACGCATCCAATACGTCATCCCGCAGGGGCATCATGTTGGCCGGCACGAATCGGGCGTCGGCGCCTTCTTTTGGCGCGTCGATATTTTCCTTGGCGCAGATTTCCCCGGGGGAGATGGCGCCCATGCTGAAAAGCTTGGAATAGAATTCGCCACGGCTCTTTTCGTCCGAGCGCAATAGGACGTTTAGGTCAAACTCGAAATAGTAGGCCTCCTGCTCATAGGCGCTGAGCAAAGTCGCGAAGCGCTGCTCGATGTTCCGGAGATAGGGGGCCAGGGTGAAATTGGCAAAGACCGTCATGGCTTGTTCAAGACCGCCGTATTTCACGTCGTAGGTTCCGTTGACCATCCAAGGCGGCACGCCGAAGCCCTTGCAGATTTCGGTCTCTTGGAATTTTCGGGATTCGAGCAGCTCGGCATCCCGATTGGAGCTTTGATTTTTTAGCTCCGTAGCCTTCATGCCGGTCCAGAGAATGAGCGGTTTCCCGGAGTTTTCCGGGCCGGTGTAGTTCCGGCGCACGTAGTCGCCCACGGTTTGCGCAAGCTTTTGCGCGGCTTCCTGATCAGGAAGGTCGGCGGTCATCTCGGCGATATCCAAAAGCAACTTGGTATTGAGGCCGTTTCCGAATGAGGACAGGGAATATTCATCTAGCTGGATCCCCAGCGATACGGCAGCCTTGACCAGCTCAGACGGCGCATACCCCTTGCCGTGTTCGTCGGTGATCAGGCTGGGGATGTGGAGCACGTCTTCCGAGTTAAGCGCTGCGCCGTGATAGTACCATCGGGTATCGTAGCCGGAATATTCCTCGGTGATGTATTGCGGATCCAAGAGACGCAGGGAAACAATGTCGCCCTTGGCGTCTTTCCCCAGGGAAACATAAGCGTTCCCTTTAGTGATGATGTGGCGCATCATTTTGATGATGAAAACAGTGGGGGATTCGGAAAGGTTCGGCCTGCGGCGCAGCAGTCTATACAGCGGATGCCAGGCGGCTTTCTGCCGGGCGCCCGTGGTCGGGTTTTTGAAATAAAGGTTCATGGGTAAGATGGCGATTGCGTTCGATATGATCGAGGTGCAGGCTATTACAGTGGGATTTTTTCGGAGATCGGAATAGGCAAACGAAGAAACCGCCCCCGGGGTGGTAGAAAACGGGGAAGGAGTTGTATTCCTTTTCGAAAAGAGGCGGTTCCATACACCCATGCTGTCTCCCGACATGATGGTTGGCTCTACAAATAGCGTAGCACATTTTTCAGAACGCTACAAGTCTAGTACTTAATATTTGATAAGTCGAATATTTTAGGCTTTGGTTTCATCAGTTCAAACATTTGCGCTTGAAGAACAGAAAACGCCATCAGCGATGTGATAACGCCGTCTATTCGTTTCCGCCCCTTCGCGACTGCGGACTTCGTGATGAAGTACGACCCGCTGTCCGAGTTTGCCTTGTTGATCGCGCAGGACAGCATCCAGCGGATGACCGGGTCGTCGTCGATGATCTGATTTTCTACGATCGCCTTCTCCCATGCTTTTGCGGCAGGGCTTATGAACTGCGACTTCTGCGGAAACGGTACGATGGTCGCTCGCGACGCGAAAGCTTGCTCGAACTCTTTGGCTTTTGCCGGGTCGTATGTGATTGCTAGGACGTTGTCTTTCTCAAGATAGCTCCCAACGTCATCGAACAAATACTTATAGTCGATGGACTCCCCGGGCGTGGCTACGACGCGATCTTCCTCAATCCACTTCCTGATCGCCGGGTTTTCCATGTGGACCTTTGTATCGACTTGGTCACCAGGGATATAGAAGCGATGGATGGCCGCATACTTGTGCAGAACCTCAAGGTAGTAATATCTGGATACGGCCGTCCAGTCCCATATTGTGGAAAAGTCCAAAGCGATGACGCACGGAGCCGCGGATAGTTTCTCCGGAGCAAGCTCAGAGCGGTGCTTCTTGGCCGCGTTTCGGCTGCGCGTCCACAGCGAGTCTGGTATCCAGGTGTCGTTTGCGCTCTGCCAAATGTTGCAGTACTTTACCTTGTACTCCGCGGCCAGCTTTGGGATCATGCGGGCCTGTCGGAGCTGCTCCTCAAAATAGGCGAGCGGGACGGAGACGCCGAGATTCGGGCACGACTTCTGAAGAACGGAAAGATCGTCCCACCGGTCCTCCTTGTCGTATTCGTAGATCGCCACAAGGTAAGCCTCATCTTCCACGATCCCTTCCAAGATCTTCTTCCCATACTCGTACTCCTCTACTAGCGGATTCGATTGCCCGTAGCCCGCGGTTGAGATGATGACGGTGAGCGCTTCGGAGCGCGTGCCCATGCCGGAGGTCAGGATGTTATAGGCCGAGGAGTCCTTCTGCGCGGCGAGCTCGTCGATGATGGCCACAGCCGGGTTGAGGCCGTCGAGGCTCGCGTCTCGGGAGAGCGGCTTGAAGTAGGAGAAATTCTCAGGGTTCTGGATGGAAAAGGTGTAAACCTTGAGGAGCTCGGCAAGATCTTCGCTCCGTGAGATAAAGGCCTTGAGGTTGCGAAGAGTCTTGTTTGCGATCTCCTGCTTCGTCGCCAGGGAGTAGGCCTCGATTCCTGCCTTCGTCAGAATCTCGAATAGGGCGATCACCGACGCGATAATCGTCTTTCCTTGCTTGCGGGCCATGAAAAGCAGCGACTTCTTGAAGCGGCGCTTCCCGGCCTTTTTGTTGACCCAGCCGTAGAGTTGCGCAAAGTGGAAGCATTCCCACGGCTCAAGGGTGATGTACTCCCCGGTGAAAGGCTCCTCGAACTGTACGAGGGCCTCGGCGAAGTCAATGATCCGATCTGCCGCTTCCTCGTCGAACTTATAGCGGGATGTACGCTTTTTGCTTTTTTCAAGGTCGCGCTGGAAGCGCGCTATGGCTTTCTTGACCGCGTCGCACGCGAGGACCTTTCCCGAATCGATGTCTTCGACGTACTGGTAGTACCGCTTCATAGTTGCCCCTGGACGTCATCACGACGTTCACCGCTGGTTGCTCGATTACTTTTTCAGGATTGCGCGGATGCTTTTTTTCGGCTTCTCGTTCTCATCTTTTCGCTTGGGAAGAGCGTGAAGAATCTTTGCCCGCTCGCTCGGCGAGATGGCGAACCGAGAAACAATTCCCGTAAACAAAGTCAGAGCTTTGATGTGCATCCCGTTCAAAGACACCAGAGCTTTCACCGCTTCAGCCTGCGCCATAGCTGCCTCGACGGTATTTTCTTCTTCCATTTCCTCGATTGATTTTTTCACGCGCTCGATGAGATCGTGATAGTAGCGAGCGTCTGCCAGTAGCACAAACGCGGATTCAAGCAACGGAAGATCTGCATCGAGAAGAATTCCGAGCCCGACGAGGCGCTGCGTTACTACCTTCCATTCGGAGTGAACCGAA